TTATTTTTAAATAAATCTTTTTTAGAAAGACGGCCTGTAGTCATTCTGGCATTTTCATGCCATACTTCAGCTCTACTTCCATATCTTTTCATTACTATATATAAATATAAAAAATTGATTTAAAATTAATTATTTTTGTTTTATTAAACAATCATGACTATTCCTGTAGTTGTTTCAAATCAAACACAAATTAAAGAACTTATTTCTAAATTGGGAAATAAGTATATATGTTTACCTCATTTAACCACTGATACATTAATTATTGATTATCTTAAAACTATTGATGGTTCTATTGGACACCCAACTAATGATAATAAAATTATTGTGAAACATGAAGACACTTTCTATACATTTGAAAAACCTGATAAAACTTATTTTGAAAATAATATTAGTTCAACTGATTCTGCTCTTACACTTAAAGAAAGTATTGATGCCATTAAAGAATTTACAAATATAAAGAATGTGTTAGGTTTTACTAAAGAACTAATTAATACATTAAATATTAATATAGTAGATTCATCTAAAATTATATCTAATACATCAACATTCTTTATGGTTACATTTAAAAATGGTGGTCAATATTTAGATTTTGTTTCTTGGGATGAATATGGTTTAACGTGTAATTATTCAGGTAAAAGTAGTCATGGTTTAATACATTCAGGAGATAATAGCCATCATTCATATTTTATGCAAAGTGTCAAATTGGCTAAAAATTCACTAACACCTTCTATAACATGTGAAAGAGTTATTAAAAAAGATTTTATCTTAGGTGGTATAGGATTTAATCATACTGAACTAATGAGTGATACATTTAAACACCAAAAACCATCTATGTGTTATTATGATCCAATTTCAAATACTATTGGCGTTATTCCATTTCAACAAACACGTGCTATACTTGGTAACAGTACAACTATCGCTTGTGCGACAGTTAAACATCTAGATAATGAACGATTAAAAGTTATTCCTTATACTACTGTTCCTCTCACAGAAAAATATAATACAAACAGTATAATTACTTGCGATCTTCCTGCTAGATGTTTTTCTGGAGCACATGAAGTAGAAAAAGCTGAAGCTGAAGCTAGTTCTACTGATGCTGATACTAATAATAATTCTAATACTGATAGCAGCGGCGAGCAAGGTGAAAGTTCTTCTAAAGAAGATAGTGAGTATGATACTGTATATCTTAGTGATACCCAAGAAATAGAGATAATGCAATATACTAATGATCCAATAAATGTATTAGATCTTCCTAATTCATTGACAATAGATTATCTTGGTAACACAGAAAATATTGGTTCTAAAAAACAATTTAATCCAAGTTTATTTGGAACATCAGTTAAAGGTGTTCATAATGCTACAATTGAACCAGCTAAATGTGCTATTTCTAATTTTAAATCTGAATTATCTTGTCTATACATTCTACACATGAAAGATACTGATTCATTTTCTGAAGATTGTGCCAAATTAATTAATAAAAATGGAAAAATTACATGTTTAATGATTATTCATACGCACTTTGATACTGAAAATAGTATAGAAAAATTAGAACATCTTAAATTATCATGTACAAAATATGCTAATCATTGTTCTATTGTTTTAGCAAAATGTAATAAAACAAATACATATTATTGGATTCGTGGTGTGCGGTGGTATCATGAAAAAATTTATAAATTCGGCGATATTTTTGAAAAAGATGATTTTGATGTTATAGTAACGGAACCAATGGTTCCATTTCCAATAAGATTAGAAACAATGTATTATAAAAGTAATAGTATATCTATTGATCAAGCAACCGAAATTATTACTAAAATGACTTTTAAAGATTTTGTAGATAATCAAAATGACATTATTGAATTGTTTGTCCAAATGGCAATGTTTCAAGAATCTAATACATTTAATGCCTTTAAAAATAAATGTCTTACAATAATTACATCTAAACAATCTGAAAATAATAAAAAACTTAAAGAAAAAATTGTTAAACTTATTAAAACACAAGATGATGCTAAAATTAAAAAAGAGTTAGATAGTATTAAAAACACCATTAAGAAAACACGTGCGTGTAGTGTTCTTAAAAGTTTAACACAAACTATTCTTGGTATTACTCCTGACGGTGGAGCATCAACTAAATCAGCAGCGAATTCGCTTCAAAGTGCTATGAGAAGTGATGATATTCATAAAAATACATCTTTTGTTAATAGTATGACACAAGAAGATATTTGTGACTATTTAGAAGATATTGATAGTTTTGTGATTGGACAACTTGTTGTAAATGAACGACTTATTAATATGTTAAATGGTGTATCAAATGGAACATATAAAGGTCCACAACAACATATTATGGAACTTCATGGAACATGTAGCATTTTAGATGGAATCACTGTTTCAGCTTTAGGAATACACTCATCTAAAATGTCACATGAGTTGGCCGGTCCTGCCTCTGTAGCAATTTTATGTGGTGAATCAGAACATGTATCTTCTGTTCCCATTGCTATTTTAGATATTTTTACAACAATTAAAGATCCTAGACATTTTAAATGGTTTGATGAAGTTAATAATACTGATGTTGCTAAATTTAGAATTCTTCTTAGAAGAATGATATGTGAAGCAACTATGAATCGTGATAGAAGTATAAATCCAGGTTCTCAATCATTAACATATTTCCTTATATCAATGTTTATTTCTTTAGCACAAAGTATTAAAGTAAAAATATCATGTATTCCAAATGATGAATCCGATTTCACTGTTTTAGCAATGAGAAATCTTGTTGGATATATCTTTACAATGTGCGCATCAGGAACTACACCTATTACAAATATTTGGAAAGTTCTTAGTCATTATCCTACAAAAGTTCCTGGTATTGATGCCTTTGACATTAAAGACTTTTGGATCCTACAAAATCTTATTGATATGTTCCCATATTGTATGTGGAGTGTAGCTGAACCTAATTTTAAAAAGAATACTCTTATTGGTATTACTAAACTTCTTGGTAAATATATAATAACTAAACAACTAGATGAAATAAATGATGAAGAAAAGAAACAATTAGAAATTAAAAACGCAGAAATTTCAAAAGATTTAACTATTGTGTGGCAATGGCAAAAAATAGTAATCATTTCAATTATTAAAATGCTAATTAAACAGGAACAAGGTTCAACATGCGATTCTAAAGTTATTAAACAAGTTGCTAAATGTTTATTAGAAAGTTATCCTAATATTGATGAATCTATGATTTCTAGAAAACATAAGAAGAGTAATTCTTCACTTAAATTAAAAAAAATATTAGAAGTTATGAAGACACATGGAAATATTACATTAAATGAATATCAAATCAATACTATAAAATTTATTATATCTAAAAGAATGCATACATATTATTATAAATTAAGTAAAGAAAGTAGAAAACAATATTTTAACAAACTTGATATTAACGGACTTGCTCAAGAACTATCAAAACTTGTTAAATTAGAAACATCATCAGAATGTAAAGCTGGTCCATCAAATAAATTCTTTAAAAGTTGGTCACATAGTTATAATTCTACAACTAAAGACATCATTAAATCTAATCAAGAAACACGCAAATTTATTAAAGATCTATTTACAATTGAATGTAAAACATCTTCAGATGTTGGTAATAGGGCTTCTAAAGATAATGTTATTGATTCTGATGTTAGTGTAGAATTAGTTGTAAGATATCCAGATATGCGAGAAGAACTATGGCTATCATATAATGATAATATAAAGATGATGGCATTTATTGAACAACATAAGCTAAAAGATATGGTTAATATTATGGAATATGTTTTTCCAGAACAAAATGTGTATAATATTATTATTGATATTTCTGGTATTCTATTAGATAATTATAAAGATAGAGCAAAGGCGTATGAATTTGTAGTAGATAAATATCCTTTTTTAGAAAAATAAATTTATCTTAAATATAATATGAATTCAATACAAAAACGATTTAGTTTATTTTTATTTTTGTGTATAATTATTAGATCATTTTTAATTTATACATCATATAAATTAAAAAATAATATTAAATATTTAAAAATAATGGGGTTAATTTTATTATTTCCAGCATTTGGATTTTTATATATATATATTACTAATAGTCGTAAAACAGGTCTAGAAGTATTTGGTGAAAAAATATGGTGGAATAATCTTCGTCCTATACATGGTATAATTTACTTATTATTTAGTTTATTCTCTATAGTAAATAATAAAACAATGAATAATAACGCCTGGTTATTTTTATTAATAGATGTTATATTAGGTTTATCTTGTTTTTTAGTATATCATTTCAAATCTAATAGTTTTATCAAACTTTTTTCTTAAATTAATTATATAAAAATTATTTTATATAAAAAATTATTTTATCAATTAGTGTTTAAAGAAATACATATAACTATGTTTAATATGGATATCAATACACATTTAGAGAGTCATCACGCTAAGAGTAGTGCTAAATATATTAAAAATATAATTTATGGTGGTATTGATGGAATTATAACAACTTTTTCTATTATTGCTGCTTGTTTTGGAGCTGAACTAAATATAAAATATATTATTGCTATGGGATTTGCTAATCTTATAGCTGATGGATTTTCTATGGGATTTGGTGATTATATTAGTAGTTTTTTTGAAACAAATTATATTTTATCTGAAGCCAAAAAAGAATCTCATGAATTCGAGACAAATAATAAGTATGAAATAGACGAAATGATTGAACTCTATACAAATGAAGGAATAGAAGTGTCTGATTCAAAAAAGATAGTTGATATTCTTATTTCAAAGCCTGAATATAAACCTTTTTTTATTAAATCAATGGTTTCAATGGAACTTGGATTAGAAATACCAGATAAAGATTATAAATCAGAGATAAAAAAAGAAGCACTTATTACATTTGGATCATTTTTGATATTTGGTTTTATACCATTAATTATTTACATAATTAGTCATTGGTTTAGATATGATAACTATAATACCATTTTTATAATAGATTGCTTTATAACATTATTAACTATAAGTGTTCTTGGATATACACAAGCTCATATAACAAAACAATCTAAATTTATGGGATGTTTAATACTAACAATAAATGGAATTATATCAACTACAATAGCATTTGGTATTGGATATGGTATAGAAAAAGCACTTAATTAATTAATATTTTTAGAAAGACCAAAATAAAGAAAAGAAACGAACACTACTTTTAATATGACATAATGTGTTGATTTATCTCTAATCCATTTATTTAGTTCTGTATCTGTAGGTGCAGTGTCATCTAAACTAAAAAACCATTTTCCTTTTTTTTTAAAATAAATAGTATCAAATATATAAACTATAAATGCTAATAAAAGAAAATAATATTTATTTAAAATTTTTATAATATTCATATAATATTAATATATATTAAAATAGTCGTTTCATATGTTTTATAGAAAAATGCTTAAATTTATCTTTTTGTCCTATTAAACATAAATAACTATTATTTTTTACAAATATTTTTTTACACCAATTTCTTATAGCATTCAATGTAATATCTTTAATATATTTATTATAAAATTCTAATGGATTGAGTAATTCTTTATTTGATAAAATAGAATTTGTTAAATATAAAAACTCTTCGGGTGTTCTATCATTTTTTGCTAAATTTATATCATACATAATTTTATCTTTTGCTAAATCAAATAAATTTTGATCTATTTTATCTTTTTTTAGTTCATTCAATATATTTATTAACTCCTCAAAACCTTTTTCATAATTTTTTTCTTCTATATTATAATGTATGCTTAAAATACCGTAATGATTATTAATATATTTTGTTATATTAGGTGAATATACTATACCTAATTTTGTTCTTAATCTTTTAAATAATATACTAGAATCATTTAGTTCAACCAATATTTTTTTAAGAATATGAAGGGTTGCTAAACTTTTATTGTTTTTATTAGATGGCAGTGTAAAATTTAAATATACACTTATTAATTTACTAGATGAAGAAATCTCAAAGTTATATTTTGGATTTATTATTTTAGGTATTTTAATTAATCTTTTATGTCTTTTTACACCACCTTCTAACTTATTAAATTTTGATTTAATATATTTTAAAATATCTTGTTTTTTAAAATCGCCAGATATAGTTATAATTGAATTTGTTGGAACATAATATTTTCTTACAAAATGTATTAAATCGCATTCTTCTAACTTAACTAGATTTTTAATCTCATTTACTGGATCATTTACCATTTTTTCATTTTTTCCAAATACTAATTCAGGCATATTTTTGAAAAATATATATTTTTGTTTATTAGAAATAATTTGTTTTAGTTCAACTATTACAGCCCCCATTTCTTTATAAAATAAATTGCGGTCTGTTCTATTAAAATTATATAATGATATATAACTATCTAATATGTTATATAAATTTTTATTTAAACTATAAATATGATACTCTGTTTTAAAATGATTAGTATGAGCGTTACTATAAACATAATGACCTTTTGCTTTTATATCTTTAATTTTAGTATTATTAGTTATATATCTACTAATTATATGTTCTGTTAAATGTGCTAAACCATCTTCCTTTTTTGTTTCTTCTAAATAACCTATATCAAATGTCAAGCTTGTTGCTATATTTGTAGAATTTGCTATAGGTATTAATAAGATTTTTATTCCATTATCTAATTTATAATTATAAAATTTTGGGAACATTACTATTTAACTATATTTTTATATTTGTAATAAATTTGAAATTTAAAAAAAAAATTTATTA